CCACGGACTACCAAATTGGTAGGAAGTAAGGGAACGAACTGCTTAGAAGAGACAGTCCGCACCCGGCCATGAGGTGTAAACACCTCGATGGCCCCCGTTGTACATCCAGTACGGTTAGAGGTCTGTTGGAACCAGTGGAGTAAACCACCTATTCCTTCAGCCTTAACCTGCTGACGTACCTGTCGAATTACCTCAGGGCGATATACCCACGGATACCTTTTACAGTACTCGTAAGTAATTTCGCTTGGTAAGCCGACAACGGCACAATCACCTACTGCAATCGGACCGAAGGGAAGGCGAGGACGCCTCCACTTTGGTGGGATTGAAGACAGGAGATATTCCAAAGCAGGTTGATAACGATGGTCATAATGGCCACTGCTAATCATCCAGCATTTCAATTTGTTGATCAGATTAATCCGGTCGACAAATGTTGGAACTGTGCGTATGTAGAACGGTTTGACGCTTATTCCTTGAAAGTAGTGAGAACCACAGCTTTCACGGAACGGCCCACTAACGAACGTCTTGTCGTCGTTCGTTGCGAACCCAACCTTACTAAGCACGTCACAGACGCACTTTGCTTGAGTAGACGGGACAACTATGTCGTCCCCGAATACCAGGTGTTCAGCGCCAGCTCCTTCTCCTTCTAAGAACTCCGCACAAGATTGTGTGATGCATAAAAACATTGCACTTTCTAGTTCGAAGGTATAGCCATTACCCATACTCGAGAGCTTTTCGTACTGGATCCACGAGCCGTCAGGAAGACGGCCGCGGTCAGAACGGATCGCCATCAAGTAAGTAAACCACTCCCAAGGGAGTAGTGTACGGGCGAGGGATATACTGATAGAATCACTGGCGGCAGCCAAATCGATGGTTGCTACAGTGCCGAGACTAGAACCTTCATACGAAGCCCGAGCGTTACGCTCGTGCCCCGTATCAAGACAAATACCGAAGAGACGTTTAAGTCTTTTACGGATGTGAGCGCCAACACCTCGTTGGAGCCACATGTTTGCCGTAGGTTCTATCCCGATCGTTCGATCAGTCTTAGAAGATTTGGGAACAACTTCAATTTTGTTTCCAGGCACAAGACGATAAGACGGATCCCATAGAGGGATCTGAGCCACCGCGTAATCAAAGAAAGGCAGTGCCTCTTTGGTAACGTCGATGGTGTCCATTTCGTACTTGTGAGAAGGCTGTGACTTATCACGGGTGCAGGTAAAACTAGCACCGTGCGAAAAACCACAACCATCTAAGACCCGGTCGGGTGTAAACTCGCCTAGAAGGTAAGCCATTTTACGCGCTGCTCTTTCAAGAACGAAAGAAAGCGGGACACCGAGAGATTCAATATACTCGGTGGCCGTGGCTGACCAATCTTGGTTAAGTTTACCGATACGCTGTTCATGGAACAGCAAACCGTCGATCGCAACTTGTTTACGGTCAATTGGTAAGTCGAAGCTATCATACTTGCGAAGGATTTCCTTCAATAAGTAATCATGCCTAAACTCATCAACTGACGTATAATCAGCAGGTTCTATCTCGATTGAGATAAGATCTGCCGGCTGCATGCGTCTCACCAGTCCTGAAAGTCTGGTGTGATGGCATGCAGCTAGCTTGCGAACGAACACGAGGGGGTCGAAGATAAAGCGCGCTTGCGAACGATTTCCGTTCTTGCGGGCTAAGTGCTTAGAAGCCATGATACATCCATACCACTAAAGTGGATTACGGCGAGCAATAGGTTAAAACCTAGCTCGAAGAGATACAAGAACACATCTTCCATAATAGGGTTACCCCTATCTTAGTAGAAGTGTTCAACGTTGACGATTGTCGACTTAATTGCAGTATCTGCTAATGCAGACGCAAGTAAGGCTACAAGGTCTTCGCGAACCGAAGCTGCGCTTTGAGCAGGTAGAATGAATTCTACCTGTGCGCGATTCGTTCTTGCGATCTCAACGGATGATGTATCGCTTCCGTCTGGTGTAATCGTTGCCACTTCTGGGACATTTACAAATAGCTTAACGCGAAAAACGTCGCCGTTAGTACCTGGTTCCTTCACTTGTGAAGAAACAGTGTACGCGCCGATCGGTTTCCCGTTAGCCTGTAAATGACGGAAGTATGCTACGCCATTCTTATCGATTTGCGTAGGGGTAAAGATTACATCTGCACTACTGTGATCAGTTAGTGTGATTGGTGCTAATGCTGGCATGTGCAGCACTCCTTTCGGGTTAATTATCGGAATATCCGCTGTGCGACAAGCGCAGCGGACGTAATTGCCTGTGATAACGACGTAGGGTAACGAGGAGAAGGTAGGACAGGCGAGGGCAAGCCCCCACCAGCCATCCGTTTGTAGACCATTACTGGTTCAACATAAGATGGCAAGTCTGAGTTCTCAACGATACCCCGCGTACGTTGATCGTATCGTATAGGTTCCAGAGTATTACTTATCTGGCCTGTACAATAAATCGTATGTGATGAGCCCAAAGGGCGGAGACCTGCGTCTGCTGTAAAAGCAGACAAGTAGGATCCAACTGGGTAAAACCAGTCAAACACAAACGAGTACGGGACTAAGTCCCATGCGATCAATGCAGGGTTAAGCAAACCGAGGCGGTTAGCTATAACCGTGTTCCAGGAGGATATTTGAGTATCAAAGCGAGAGAGGATTTTTATTTCCCCAGTAGCTTTGCTATTCACCCGTACGTTAGGGCCGTAAAGGCCCATACGGATATCCTGAGACGCATGGATCTCTTCGAGCTGAAAAGATTCATGAGTTCTCGCAGTAAGTAAAGGCGGAGGGCCGTCTTGAATAATGTTATATTCAGTGACGGCACTATATGCGTCTGACAACAGTTGTTGCCAGCCAAATATAAACTCCAGGTAGCGGTCAGAAGCATCGCGGGGGACATTAGTCCACTTTGATGGTTTAAGACCGACTGCTTTAGCAGCACCTTGGAGGTTACCTCTTTTGAGGTCCTTCCAGAATTTACGAACGCCTGTAGCAGCATTCGCAACCATAACAAACGACTGCTTTGCACCGGCGGCCATAAGGCCAAGGTTCAAATCAGACGTCATTAAGTTATTAAGGTTGCGATTTATCACAGAGTCATAGCGGTCGTTACAAGCACTAATGAGTGCCGTTTCGAGCGTTGACGACGCAATAGCCGAGCCTATGTAGTAGCGCCCATCACAAATAGTGTATGGGTTGCCGTTACGAGGAGTATGTTCAGTAGCAAACTGATGCACACCCAGCGTATTTTCATAGCGTCTCGAGTTCTCATAGACAGTAGGCCTTCTGAAGGAAGTCCCACTAACAAGAGAACCATGGTTTTTCGAAAGACGACGATATTGAGTCAAGACTTTGTCTCTATCGTCAAAACGCCGTCCTTCTGTCCCGTCTTCTGCGTACATCTGCCGATATAAATCGGTAACTGTATCGTAAGTAGTCAGGATAGCCATAGCTCCCTCCTTAGTCGGTAAACTACTGATTAATGAGCCAGCAGCTTGCA